TCCATCGTTCTATTGGACTTTCGGTTTGTGAGCCACATGCCACATCTACCCAATGTGGGTGATATGACCATGCCAACGATAACCCATGCATAGTTTGGTCTACTTTCTTATCTTTGAAAATTGATTGTTCATCGAAGTTTTTCAAAGAACGCAAATCACTTTGTTTTTTATGCTCATGAACGGTGTAATGTGGAAATCCAATTTCCCTATGATACTGAAAAATTACATCCAATGCATACTCAATATCAGTCTGTTCATCTATATTATGTGTAACTTTGTCATACTCTAATGACAAATTGTCATACTCCACAAATTCACTAAATTTTTCGTGTTTTATCATATATTTTCTCTGTTGAATTAGTTTCCCATGAACCAGTAGCGTGGTTAAAAAACTGATTTAATTTTATTGCCCCTGCCGTTACAGAACCGTGTGTACCATCAAATCTATAATGGTATGTGAGTGCATCATGACATATTATATTTTTATCTAAAATATCTAATATTTCTTTTGTTGGCAACGGTCCTGCTAAACGTTCTTTACACATCTTTACGTTATCTTCCATTAGTTCAACCCCGTATGTTGTGGATAGTGCCTGTTCTAATGAGCACCCACTACGTTCCATCTTGCGTATTATTACTTCTGAAAGGAATTGTCCGTCACCGCAGCTTGGGTCTAAGAATGTTTTATTTGGATTTGTAAAGAGTTCTGAATTTTCAGATTCTAATTTATCCAACATTTGTTGTACCAACCAGGTTGGTGTAAATACTTCTGCGGTTTCCTTTACACGTAATTTATCACGTTGGATACCACTCATGTAATCAAAATTTCTACTATGTTCTATATATTCTTTCATCATTATATAAATTCCTTCCAAAAATCTTTTCTGAATGTTGATATTATTCTTGGATATACTAATGGGTTTCCTCCTGTTGCAACAAATTTAGTAGATAAATTTATTTTTTGAAATTCTTCACTCTCCAAAACAATTTTTATTTTTTCTAAATTTTCTGGTTCATCTATAATACCAAACGCAAATTGAGTTAATCCATAATCTCCATTATAATCTATAAAACATTTTGGATTTGCGCCATTACCTAAAATTAGTTTTGGAATCGCAAAGTGACCTTTATCATTTACATTTGAATAAAAAAGAATTGGTTCATCATTACCAACAATACTATATACACATGGATACTTAAATTCATTAGTTTTTTCACGATTCATATTAGATTTATCAGAACCATATGAAGTTCTACTATATAAAACATTTACAGTGTCACCAAATTCGGTCACCATTAATTTATTGATCTTATCCATATTAGAATTTGGTATATATTCCATTTGTGATATATCAACAATATTATTAACATTATTATCAAAGTTAATCAGTGTCTTACCATTATAAATTGATTTCTGTAAGATATACCAGTCAAATGGGGTTGTTACATTAAATAATAGTTTACCTGTTTGGACGTCATTTATGTTAAGATATATTAAGTTATTATTCTTTATTACGTTTTGGGTTTCTTTAAATTTTCCACTTACATTTCTCCAACCAGATGGATGTATTAATGATATATACCCACCTTCACTACATAATTCCAAAGATTTTTTAACAAACTCATGCCAAATTGGTTCATTTTTCACCAGCCCGACTTTTTTAGAGTAAGGTGGATTCCCCACTACTACATCAAATTTTTTCATAAGTATTTTTTTAAATTTATTTGATGGTTCAAGTGCATCATCATTAAATATATTTTTTTCAGGAATACCTAAATTATATTGCTTGTTTAATTTCAAAAACAATTTATATAAAGTAGTATCAATATCGTTATAATAAATATTAGTAGTATCAATTTCAATGCCAAGTTTTTTATACAACTGAATCATGGTAATTAATGATGTACCTCTACCAGCAGAAGGGTCTAATACCGTTGGATTAACGATAGTTTCAATTCCCAACAATTTTTGAATCATTTCTTCAAATAACCATTGCGGTGTTCCATAAAATGCAGTTTCTTCATCGTGTAATTCTTTCGAACCCAATAATTCCAATACCTCATTTATTGTTATATCATCCGTATTTAATTTGTGAATCCAACTATTTGTATATTGAATATCTAATTGACCACCATCTAAATATGTAGGTACAAATTCAACACCAATTCCAATCATATCGGTTATATTAGTATCGTTATTTTCAATTGCAACTGTAACAACTTCTATTACTTCTTGGATTGTTTGATATCCGTTGATATAACTTAAAAAACGCAATCTAGCTAAGTGTCTCTTAACCATTTCACGATAGTTTTTAATTCTATCTTGTTCTTTATCAAATAATTTCAAATAGGTTTGCTTACCAATAACTACTGTTTTCTTATTTTTACCACCTGCGTTTCCATTATCTGAAATAATTACTTCAACTTTACCACTTTTGGTTTTAAATTTATAATCAAAATCTTTAGGTGTTTTTAAGTTATCAATACACCAACGTACACCGTATGTTCCTGTTTTTGATGCTTCTTCAATTTGAGAAACCAAATCGGGAAATTCTATTTCGGACCATTCTCCATTTTTTTCATGGAAATATGAATAGTTTTGTAATGTTTTAGTTAAAACTGCTTTATGTGATAAATTTAATCCTTTATTTAATGATAATTGATATTGTGCTTTTACTTCCAATATCATTGCTTCATCCAATTCTCCAATAAAAATACCACAATCAGGCTTTACACCCCCAACAAGAGCTCTCATTACTCGACCTCTAATTTGTTCGAATAATTTGATACTATCACCAATGGGTCTTAAAAATACAACACTTCCCCATCTTGGAATATCGGTTCCTGTTAAATATCGGTTGCATGTAAATGTTACCGTTGGAGTTAAATTCCCTTCGATTGTTGTTTTTATAGTACTTAATGAATCCGTTTTATCATAAACAACAAGTGGTTGGTATTTACCAAGAGCGTTGTTATCTTCTAATAATTTAACAAGCTTTGGAATATATACATTTACAGAAAAATCTTTACTACCACTTGGTAATGCGAAAATTAAATGTCTTTTAGCTGCATCACATAAATCAGCCGACTCAATACTCAATCCATCTGGCTTACCTGTCATTGGATTAACTGTTACATCCAACAAACGTTTGAATGTTTTGATAATAGCCCACTTATATTTGAAATCACCAGCATCATTTACCGATGTTAGTAGTTTCTTCCATGTAAATTTATCATCATCAACAATTTTTCCATACTTTCTTAATTCCTTTTCAATTTCATTGAAAATAAATTTAATTGAAAAGTATTTTGGATTTGGATAATTTTGAAATACTGGATTCCCACTTGCCTTTTCATCTAACAAATCATTTACTGTAAATAGTGATGTTTGTGATGCTGGGAAATATAGTTGCTGTTCCTCATTAAAAATATAATCATATGGAGTTCCCGTAACCAATAGAAGAAATTTTCTTTTTAAACTATTAACACGATTCCAAATTTTATTATCCTCTTTAGATAAAAATTGATGTGCTTCACCAATACTAAGAATTCCAATTCGTTCTTCAAGTCCTCTATATACGTCTTTTAGTTTATTGGATGTACTTACTTCACCACTTGCTTTTAATCCCATATCAATAAAACTACCAATCAAAATAGGAACGACATTTTTATCCGGATGTAGTGGTATTTCCGATATATCAGATATAACTTCAACATATTTGTTAAACCAGTCTTTAGAATCACCAGTTAATGTACTTTTATATGATTTTTCAAATTTACTAAGAACATATACTTTAAATCGAGTATAATCGTAATAAGTTGGACCATCTACCATACCTTTAACATTAGTTAATTCTTTTATTAATTCTAATGCCGTACTTGGTATTGTGGCAGTTAATACATGTATTGTATTTTCGTTGAAATCTGTATCATAATACAAATCATGTGTATGTAAAATAATACTCAGTGTTCCCGTTTCCTTTCCTGAACCAGGACAACCTGCTAATAAATGTTGGTGTATGTTAAGTTGTTTATTATTTGTAATTTTAACAAAACTATCAGAAATGAATGGTCGAGACGTATATACATCGGTAGCTTGAACTATATCTTTATTTAAAATAGATTCCATACCAGCAATCCAGCGTGTTCTTATACTTTCTAATGTATCATCTGAATCATGGAAGTGGATTTCTTGGGATTTTTGCCCAATATCATTTGTAACAACACCTGCCCATTTTGGTAAAAGTGAGTCGGTTCTGATAAAATCATCATATTTATCGTAATTTTGTAATTCTCTAAATTTTTTGTGAGTATTAGCATGTTCAGTATGATTTACACAATAAACAATTTGTTCTCTATTAAACAATCCAGTAGTTTTTCCGAATGTTTCTTTAATTGCATATTTGATAGCTTCTTCACGGGTTTCACAAATATGCTGTCCCATTTTAGAATACCACTTTCCGTTGATATCCGTATTGACACCAACATAAATCCAAAGTGGAAGTTTTAATTCTAACTTTAATGGTTTGAAGTTATTTTTACGCTTTCCTTTTGTTAAAATATTACTCATTCTTTTATAGTTTAATTATTTTAAGTTTACCTAATTGTAATAATATATTTATACACATACCATATGAGGATGTGTTCGCTTTTGTTGAATATTACCAGTTAATACCGTATATTTATTATTTTTTAAAATATATTTCAATTGAATACTCGTTGCATAGTAATTATCGGATTTAGAAGATATCCAATCCGATTCTTTTAATTTGGTATGTAGTACAAATAACTTAATATTATTACCGACACCATCATCAGTATATCCAACTAATAAATAATCCGCTGGTCTTTTTGAAAACTCACCACCTTGCCATGTATAACTTGTTGAAGTTGTTTTTATTTCTAACGCCACTCCATTTATATATACATCTGATTTAGAATCTACTGTGGGGGCTTCACAATTTGGTATAACTTTACTCATTGCAGCTTCCAACGCATTGGAAATTAATTCAGATTTTAATTTAGTTGATAATTTATCCCATTCAATTGCGACTTTTAATTGCTTAATTCGCTTTTGTAAATCAGTTTCAACACCATTCATGTATTCTTTTAAAATTGTTTTCATGTTTTATAGTTTAATTGTTTATATTTTAACCCATATTCTCCAAATACTTTTTGTGCAACAATTGCTTTTCAACTACCGCACCTTGTGCTGAATCATTTTTTGAAGAAATACCATCGGCAGAATTGCCGTCATATACTTCAACGAAGCCTGTATTTGTGTCCATTTTACATGGAAATGTAATACCATCAGGACCGAATCTATTTTTCATTATATGCGCCCTTGCAGTATTATTTAATTTATCTTTTGACTTTCTACTCCAACTCATAATAAAATCAGCGTTCATAACTTTTGCATATGAATCTGCTATTTTATCTGCTTCTATTACCTCTGAATCTATGCCTGAATTATGGCTATATATTCCATTTGCATAAAACATATGTGTATCCTCTACTGTTATATCTACAGTTTCTCGTTCACCGATTAACTTAATTGAAACGATTTCATCCATTTCAAAATCTTTCGGGTTTAAATTATGTTGTTTCATTTATAAAATTTATACATTTGTTTATAACTTCATTTTTATTCTTATTGTATTCTGATTCTTTTATTCTTAAAACAAAATACCCCTTACTTTCTAAAAATTCTTGTTTAACTTTATCTTTTTGTTTAGTTTCATCACGAATATGCCAATAATCACCATCAAATTCTATAATTTTATTACCACATTTAAAATCAGTTAAAATAAGTTTATCATTATTCATAAAAAACCTCTCTTCTCCTGCATTTGTTGCATATTTACATTTTGCTTGATATTTAATATCTAATTGTTTATATATGGAATTAAATAATCTCTGTGATATTTTACTATATCCACCTGGTGACTGGAAGTTTCTGATATTTTGTTCCACATATAATCTATACTCAACCGAACCACGTTCTAATCCAAATTTATCTATATAATATTCACGAGATAATCTATATCGTTGCTTATCATTTCGTAACTTCCATCGTTTATACCCATCTTCTATACCATGTCGATCCTGATATTCGGTGAGTGTTCGTCCGTTTTTCCATTTTTTATTCTTAAAATTCTCTTTTTGAGTTTTTATTTTTTTGGTTAATGTTTCCTGCCATTTTACCATGCCAATGGTTTCACCGTATTTTTCTACAAAATGTTGTTCCGAAAAACTAATCTTTGATTTACATAACTTTTGCCATTTTTTCTTGCCATGTTTCTTAACATACGCATCTTTACTCACGGATTTCGTAAATGTGTTAATACGTTCTGTGTGTAACTGTGTACCTACTACATCACCATACCTACCGATATAACTATTTAATGTTATACTATCCCGTTTGAACTGTTTACTATTATGTATCAATGTCACCCAGTCCTCACCTACATTATATTTAATTAATGATATGACTTGTAAAGCTTTACTTTGAATTTCTCGTTTAGTAAATTGTATTGCAATTTTATTTAATTGTTCTACAATGTTATCCGTTATGTTTTCAAATTCATTAAAAGGTTTTACTCTTAAAATATGCTCCGTGTTTTTATAATATAATTCCATAGTATCTCTTTATTATAAATATAAGATTTTTATAAAAACAGAACGGATACACAAACTTTTTATGATTTTTTTGTAAATAATTTATCACCAACCTTTAATCCACTTTCTAGTGATTTTAGTTTACCATAATTAACAGGAAATTCATGTCTCAATGAGCATTTTACTTTTTTCCCGCTTTTTAATGTGATTTCATATACAGGTTGTGTTTCAACTGGAAATACGTGACTTACTTTTTTGTAACCATCGTGTGTTAAGATTTCATCATTTTCTTTTATCTTACCAATTGCAATTTTACCAGCTGGTGTCTCAACGGGAGTATCCAACGAAAAACATCTATTGGTCTGAGATGCTGTCCAAATTGGCATTTGTAATTCACCACCCATACCACGAAGTTCAATATAAACTCCACCTTGCTCTTGATATGCAGAATCACCACCACCGTTTTTTGGTAGCACTAAATCAGCATAATCCAAAATAATTAAATCTGGTTTATTTCCTGCCGCAGTTAGTTGTTCAATATGTTGTTGAATTTTCGCAACTGTAATCCCTTTTGGTGGAAAATATTTTATCAATAGATTTCCCTTTAGATTTTGTACTTTAGATTTTACTTCGGCATTTTTATCTTTTAATTCCGAACTTGGTATATGTGTAAATACAGTATCATACCTAGCCCCAACATAATATTCTGAAAGTTCCATTGAATAGTGTACTACACTTTTACCCTCTTTTACAGCGTTAGCACCGATACAAGTTAGTAACCAAGTCTTACCTACACCACTTGGTGCAACTACTACTGCAAGTTCCCCTGCTCCCAATCCACCGTTCATCAGTTCATCAACCGCTCCCCAACCAGTAGGTATAACGATTCTATCTTCATCTAAAAACCGTTTATCAAAATCAAGTTGATAATCATGACCTAAATCAAGATCAACACCAGCTTTCATCGCATCATCAACCAGGGATTTTATTTTATCATAACTACCTGCGTTTAATAAATCAACCGATTTTAAAATTACCTGTTTTAAATTCTGATTGATACAAAATGACTTAAATTCATCCTTAATGAATTTTAAATCTGTTGTTCCGAGTTGAGTGAATACTTGTTTAAGTTGTAAAACCACATTTGATTTTAAAACAGGATTCGTTAACTCTGAAACCTTTACTTTGAATACATCAATGTCTGGTGGCTTTTTATATTGTAAATGGTGGTCAATAATTTCGCCAACTATCCACTTATCTACATCTGATTCAAAATGTGTAGGTGATACAATATCAGAAAGTGTATCTAAAAACTTTTTATCAAATATTAATGCTGTTATTGCTTTGGTTTGAAAACTGTGACCATATCTTTCTAATGTGTCCATTTATTTAAAGAATTTATCTATTATTTCCTTTTGTTTCGGTCCAATGTAAATTTCTCCATCTAAAACTACACTATCTACCGAATTTTCAGGTAAATCTTTTAGTTTTATTTTGCTATCTCCTAGTATTAGTTTCATATTTCAACTACGTAATTAAAGTTCCGAATGTAGCACCTAACCAACCATGTATATCTTTTGTAAACTTGTCAGTAACTTTATATTTTAAACACACTTTCATAAAATTTAACTTATTGATTGAGTTTGGTACTTCATCGAATTTTGTTAATATATTCATTTTAGTACTACCACTTAATTCAGGATCTTCCAATTGCATCAACCGGCGATTCATTAGTATCTGGTCTTTTGATTTTAAAATATCATCGTATAATTTAACCTTGCCACTCTTTTCATTGGCTAACCTTAATAAATCATCAACGGTAAGTTTTACATCCTCTGTGAGTTCTGGAAATCGTTTGTGAACCGTCTTTAGACCACACCCTCGTATACCAGGTATTTCATCTGATGTATCACCATCTAATACTCTGTATAATAGTAGGTTTCGGGAATGAATCCCAAAATTTTCATAAACGGTTTTAGTATTGTATATTTTCTTTTTTGTAGGTGACCATACGATTGTATTATCATTCACCAATTGTAGGAAATCTTTGTCAGTTGACATTAGTACCCCCTGCTCTCCCTCTTTTAAAAGGTGAGTTGTGATATACGCCATTACATCATCTGCCTCTACTCCATCATATATCATTGTAGTAACAGGTAGATTATGTAAAAACTCTGTTAGCCACATAAATTGCCGCTTCATTGATTCCCTCTCGTCCTCAACATTCATCATATCTGCATATGAGCGGTTTACTCTTAATTTGTTTTTTCCTCGTTTGGCTTTATATCCGGAATAAATCTTCTTTCTGCCGGAAGCACCATCTTTCCCATCAAAAACCACGATAACTCGGGTGGGATTTGTTTGTTTTATGGCATAACCAATTGATAATAGTACATTTGTAACACCAGCTACGTGATCACCATCCTCATTCATTGTAGGGATTGATGACCAACATCTGATAAAGGTATTCAACCCATCAATAATGAGTACACGTGAATTACGGTGTGTATCAATATTTTGGGAATGATCATCTTCAACTGAATTTAAAATATTCTTATAAAGCTCTCTCATGTAACATTTTTAATTATTTTATAATAATAGATAATATATTGTCTATAATGGAACATTTTGTACAAAATAGATAACATATTATCTATTATTGTATAATAATAATGTTAAATATAGTTTACAATATGTAGTTGATATGTAAACTATATTTAACATTATGGTACTCTACTCGTCCATTCCTGGAGTATTTGTTTCAATCGTAATTTCATCAGGATCGTACGAAGATTTAGACTTGTAAGATAAAACCATTGAATCGCAGATACGTATGTACATCTGCAACTGTAAATCTGGATGTGCTTCCACTAACTCTTTAAAGTCTTTGGCTTGAAACTTATGTTCCTCACCAGTTTCCGTGTCAACGTAAGTATACCAAGCACCAGCCTGTTTAACTAATCCGTTTTCCTTCATTACTTTTAACCATGAACCAAGATTATCAATTCCACTGTCAAAGAATATATCAAAATCAGCCGACCTTAATGGTGGTCCCATCCTGTTTTTAATTACTTGACAACGGACTTTCATTCCAATAATCCTCTCATTCGGTTTACTACCAACTTTGATTTGACCCATATTTTTCAATCGTAAACGGACTGATGAATGGAAAGCTAACGCCTTGCCACCACTTGTTGTCCAAGGGTCACCAAACATTGCGTTCATTTTAGCACGAAGTTGATTTGTGAATACCATCAAAATGTTCTGTCTCCCAATTAAATTGGTAATTTTTCTCATAGCTTTAGAAATGATAATTGCCTTTTGGGTTGCGTACCCGCTTTGGTCATAATCACCCTCTAATTCTACTTTAGTAGATGCCGCAGCTACTGAATCCACAACTATTGTAACAATTTTATCTCGACTCGTTTCACGGACTTTTGCTATAATAGTTTCTGCATATTCAAAAATATCTTCTACTGTATCTGCTGAAATATAAAGAAGTTTTGAAACATCCACACCGATTGCTTCCAAAAATTCCCTACTAACAGATGTTTCAGTATCAATGAGTACTGCTACTCCACCCTTTTTCTGTGTTTCCGCGAGTAAATGTGCTGATACAAGTGATTTACCACTTTGTTCAAGACCCGTAATTTCTACGATTCTTCCAACTGGTGCACCGCCATTTGCTCGATTAGATACCGCCACATCTAAAATAGCAGACCCGAAGGAAATCCAATGATCCACGTTTGTAGGTGTATCATCAGCATCCAAGAAGAATGCTACTTTTTGTGTTTTGGATAATTTGTTTAACTCGTCCGCAAGTGTACTTGCTAAGTCAACATGTTCACTCTCTTTGCCTTTAGCTTTAGCTTTAGCCATTTAGTTATTAAATAAATCGTCAAAGGCCTGCCCTACTGCATCAGATTTTGCACTTGGGGCTTGTGTGGTTGGTTGGGTTACAGGTTCAACTGGTTTAGATTCCTTAACTGGTTCATCTTTTGGTTTAGTTGGTGTAGTCATATTTTGACTTTCCGATTTTGGTGGAGTTGCCAATGGTGTATCATCTTCCGGTTTTAACCAACCTTCAAGAACTGCTTTTAATTCATCGTAAGATAACTCTGAATACATATCAGTAATTGGAGTTTGTTTATCAATCAACTCTTGTGATGCATCAGCATCTTGTAGTAGTGGTGATTGATTTGGTTTAATACGAATGTTCGTAACGGGGAATTGAGTTCCACCTGCTTCGGCTGTAACGTATTCAATAGTAATATCTCTACCAGTTTTAATGTCAGCGATATCACCATAATCAGGATCTGCAATGTAACCAAGGATATCTTGATAAACGGTTTTTCCGAATCCCCAGAATTTTACACCCTTTTCTTCCTCACCACGGACAATTACAGGTACAAAAGTACGTAATTTCGGCTCCATTGCTTTTGCAGCTTTCCAATCATCTTTATCACCTAAATTTTTAAGTTTATTTGCAAATTCAAGAATAGGGTCTGGCCGACCAAAGGATTGCGGTGATAGGTAAGTTTTGTTGTTAATGTTGTAGTGAAATAACAATTCAATGAAAGGGTTTTCCAAATCAATTTTGTAAGGAACAATTCTAACTTGTTGTTTACCAGCGGTTGGTTTCCACAACATATCAGATTTTTTTTGAGTGTTTTGCAGTTTGTTCAGTCTGCCGCGGATTGCGTCAATGTTTAATGCCATAATGCGTTTTGTTTTAAATGTTAATTTTTAGTAAGTATTCGTTTATGGTTTTATTTACGTGTCTTTTACCTACACGCGGTGTGTTCATATAAGTATCAAGTTTACCGTGAAAGTGGTACTTTTTTTTTAAAAGTTATTAACAATTTTATGACTTCATTTTTTGGTCAATATATCGTTTAATATCTTTAATATCCATTGTCTCTGTACTCTGTTCAGAAAACAATTTTGCTGTATAATCATCAGTTGAATTTCGTAATACTATTACATGATAATCTGACATCACTTCTCGTAAATGTATAGTGGATTGTTCCACAGTATCAAATGGTGTTGAAATTGGCAATCCCACCATAAAAATTGGTTTTGAATCATGTCGTGTAATTGGTGGAGCTGTATCAATAAAATATTCGTTTGTGCTGCTATCAAACGATGATACAATACCTGGTCCGGATTTTATTGATACAGTATTATCTATTCCTGCAAGTGCCGATATCGTGTATGAATTATCTATTGAATTACGAGTGGTGAATATACCTGGACCGGGAAGTATACTCAACGGTTCAATGGAGTCAGTATCATTTAAACTACCACTTTGTACACCTTTAGTTGTTTTCATTATTTAGCCCATTTACCGCGTTGCACAATTTGTGCAATTATACCATAAACCGATAAATCTTCGTAAGTATCTTGGATTGGTTCACCCACTTCATCGGGGTGACCCATTACAACCATTTGTAGTAATCTCTGGATTTTATCATTCATTCTAAACCAAATCCCAGTCAACGCTAATTTAACTTCTTCTTTGGTTTTTAGTGGTGTACCCACCGATATATTTCCAGGGCCGTAATTTCGTTGTTTTTTGCAGAATGTAACATACATTTCACCAACGATTTTTTTAAATTCTTCTGTTGTTTCAGGGTAGACTTCTTCGCAGAATTCAACCGCAGTTTGTTCTTTATTCATGTAACTTTTTTTTATTTTAACTAAGATACGGAAATTGTTTGGATTGTCCAAACAATTCAACGTATTTATTTTATTAGTTTTGCTCTAATTCTATTATCTGGAAAATTCGTGTTGATAATTTACGAGTTCCATCTGTAGATGTGACTATGATTGAATTTCTATAATTTGCCCAATCAACCACAAATCCCTTATCCAATACACCTTCGTTTTCATCTTTAACCATTTGATTCAATGCGTTAATGGTATATAGAGTATTCGTTTCCTTTTTTCTATGTACCAAAATAGTATTGATAAGTGGTATAGCCGGTATAAAATCAGTATCTATGTTGTATGTAATATAAACTTCATCTAAATTTGCTTTATTTTGTAGTACATATATGTAATTGTACACCAGTTTATATGTATCTTGGATGTCATCTAATGACGATTCAATATTTAGTTTTGATGCAAATGTGCATAATAATTGTGATTTCATCGGTGATTTGTGTAATTAGTTCCTTTATAAATATAGAAAAAATAACAATCCACCGAAAAATCGGACAAATTACATCAGAAAAAATTCAAGTTATTATTGGTTTGATTTAAAACTATTTTGCATTTCAGGCGACCATTGTATGGTGTTTGAAGTCTTTCCGGAAAATCCCTGTTTTGACCTATATGTCTTTTCACCAATTCGTGTATGCACACCATCAGGACTTACACTAACTAATTGAGTAACTTTACCTGTAACGTATTTTTTCTTGGCATCATACATCAATCTGTTTTCAGTTACCAATTTATGTGTAGATATATACGATTCCAAATTAGAAATGCCCAAACTCGCTTTGATAAGGTTTGGAGTTATCATAACCCCACCCATAATTAAGTTGGTATTCCGTTTCAAATACTGAGCAAAATCATCATCAGATGTTGGAACTTCTATTTTAGAAATCTGCAACATATCAACGGTATCATAAAATGACAGTATATTACCCAATGGTAATGTTGAACCATGATAATTAACCATGTGTGAATTTAATTTCGTAATACATTCACCGTGCTTACCCATCACGCTTTCACGAGCCAGACTGATAATTCCCTGCGTATCTAATGTAATTGGTAATTCTTTTTTATTATAATTAAACCACAACCTTTCCATAATTGCGATTCGATTAACCACCTTACAACGTGTAGCACTTTTGTGAACACCACTTACCAAACAATCAATATATTTTATATTTGATACTCCAATGTAGTCATCCAGTTTTTTAGAATCGGATATGTGATTGGAAGTGCCATTCTTTTTATAGAATGTTTCCTGCATATCCATCCACAATGATATTAGATGCATTCCCTCTGGTGATAATGATTTTATATAATTAGCCTCGCCGATTGCCGCATTTTTATACCCCTCTTCAATTTCATTGACTTCTTTCTGATACCTATTAACCGTATCAATAGCAGCAATGGATGTACTATCGTGTTCAAACATACCGGAACTAACAAATTCTTTGATACGAGTAACGATTTTTGTGAAATCATCATTTAATGTACCATTTGCTTGTATATCCATTAGTGATTTTTTGTCTGACCACCCATCATATAAAATATTACCGTTTGTGTCTGTAACCAATACTACGGTATCACCTGTATTTGATTTCCCACCAGCTGACATTGCCCAATTCAACATTTTCAATCTTGGCACTTCTACCACCGCATCCAAATCAACATCATATATGTAACAAATATTAGCTGATATGATTTTGTTTGATAGAGTGCGTAAATCACCTGGCGAACCACCGTATGCCATTCTACTTGATAATTTAAACCCAAGTGTTTTTTCTAATTTATTAGTACCGATTACAGAACGATTGTGTTTATTTTTAGCAGAACGGGCAGCCAAATAATTTGCCAAATATAAATCTTGATGAACCCTTGGTATCTCATTTGGGATTTCAACACCATTTCTTGGATAATCTTTTTGTTGCTTACCCAGTTCGGTGTTCAAAGTTCTATAATATAGAACCAATGCCAAATCATTTATAGGTATATTAAACTTATCTATTATCATTACACCTTCATTGGAAATGGTCTCGTTAAATGCACCCCCTGCGTTTCCAGGGGCATTATATAATGCTCCCTTTCTAAATCCCAATTCAATCAATTGGAGTGCATCGGGTGAATCCAAATGAAGTTTCACATCAGAATAATATTCTGTGAGTAAATCAATTGGTTCTTCTTCTGGTTCTGTTGGTATACTGGGGGTTTTCTTTGCCAGACGTTTCTTAGTCTTTTCAAATTTTTTCCCTAATGTGCCAGCCTCATATTCAGATAAAATGTTTTTGAGAATGGATACTTCTTCGGTACTCTGTAATGTAATCGGTTGCCCATAACGAACGGCAACCTCTTTTATAACATCATTAAAAAATGTTTTCATCTGTAACGGGTTTTTATGTTTTATGTTTTATGTTTTATGTTTTATGTTTTAACAAATATACGAAAACTATACGATATAACCAAATTTAATCATCCTTTTTATCAGTATCTATGATATCTTTTTTGAATTTTTTAAGGGATTTATCATTCCATTCTCTAATATCAAACGTACCTTCTTTTAATGCATGTGCCATAAATGGAGTTTGCATAAGTTCCATTGTTGGTGCAGCACCGATTGAACGTGAACGACCTGTCATTTTAAACAACGGGTATATATTATTTGATTCATGCTTAAAAAGAATCTCACCAGATTCAAAATCTATTTGAATTGATTTACTGATTAAATTTAATAAATCATCTGTATGTTTGGTTTCCGCTCTAACTTCGGCTAACGTATCTTTAAATTCTTTACCCAATAATGTAACTAATGTTGATTCATTAAGTACTGCTCCCGAAGGTGGGATTCCATATACTGTCATAAATGAATCTACCCCACCCTCTTTGATTGCCTCATTCAAACCAACGGTTTCTTTAATATGCATTGCTTTTACTATGTACTGCTTCATACCTTCCTGTGCGGCAGTGGAACTCTTAATAGCATCGAATGTTCGTTTTGTCAAAGCATTATCAGCATCCCGTAAATGATTGTATTCATCTGGATGATACGTTTTAAGTATTTTTGCGTACGCCTTTTTTTCATTACTGGATAAATCTTCTGGATTTACATCAATCTTTCTCAGTAACCGTTTAGGATTACTCATAATTTCAGTAAATATATTATTACCAATTGCACCAATTACTTTACGTTTAACCGAAGCCGGGGAACGCATAAGACGTTTAAATGATTTAGTTAGCATTTCATCCGTTACAGTTTTTGTTGTTGATTTATACCGTTCAGTTAAATCTTCATCAAATGTCTTAATGGACATAGCCTTTTTCAATTTATCAAATTCAATTTCAGGCATATTATCATCTTTAAATGAATCTAAAATAATATCACTTTGTTTAGCCCAACCACCATTGTTTAAAAATACAACTCCGTCTTTCTTCAAAGATAAGCCGATGTTTTTACCATCAGTCGTTTTAACAAAAATATCAGATGATGTTTTTAAGGTCGTAGAAACCCCAATTGAAGTTCTACCGTAATCAGTATCCCACGAGATAGTTTCTACATTATCAATGCCAATTTCAGAATCTACTCTATGTAAAGTAGCTAAAGTGGAATCTACCCAAACTTTTCCGTGTTTTGAATTTAAAATATGATCTGGTGAATTAACAAGGTCTATAAACGATTGTTGTAAATCTTCCAATGATGTACCCGCTTTTAATTCACGAATTCCTTTATGTACCATTGCTTCCCCTGCTCGTGATTCCGCAGTACCCATTCCAACATTTTTAGTACCCGTTTCTTTAGCTTGAAGTTTCGCCTGTTTTTTAGTCATATGTAATTGGCTATCTGCAATATCATCATCCGTTGCATCTTGTTCAGCTTTAGTTAAACTTTCAGGAGTTTCCATTGGTACAACCCGTACAGATTTACCGGTTTTGGTTTTCATAGTCATACCCTTTTTGTTTTTTCCTGCTTCTGTAACAAATTCACGAGATTCACTAACGGATTTAAATGCTGCCGGTCCATCAGGCTTAACGGCATAATACCCACCACCTATACTATATAATTCGCCAGTTTGAGTGACCAATTGGGATTTGTTAGGTCGACCAGCCGCAGCATCTTCTTCTTCTTCGAATCTATCTTGGGTTTCCTTATCTTTAAGTGAGGTCCCTGTTTCAGGTTCAGCTTCATCAGCACCATCACTCTGGTCTCCAGAATCATTTGGTGTTTTCTCTTGATTTCCCGGGTTACTATTTTCTCCACCTTCTTCTCCTTGCTTTTCCTTTTCATCCTGATATTCATCATCGCTCATTGGATGGTAATTTCCAGTCTTTGGATCTTTTTTATAATGTTTAGCACCCTCTTTTCCAGTTTGTTTTGTTTCATCATAATCCGACTTTCTTACATATGCAGAACCCCCCACATGTTCATAATCATCATCCTTTGGATTTTTGGCTTCACTTAATAACTGAATCAAATCATCTTTTATTGGAATCAATAAAGCAGATTCTGATAATAGTTCAGATAATATTGATATGTGTTCAGGGTTTTTCCAGTTTGGTTTACCATCCTTACAACGATACGATACCTCAACTACTATTTCATTAAATAATTCTTCAATGTTCATAAACGTTTTTCTTTTTATATAAATATTACAATTTAGAATAATCAGTTCCCCATGATGCTTTCACAGGAAATCCGAATGATTCTATAATCTCTTTAATTTGTTTTGCTTCATCTGACGAGCCATAATTATCATACTCAAATAGGAACGCATCATACGAATATAAACACATCGTTTCAATACCAGCCTCATGTAATTTCCGTATAATTTCTATGTTCAGTTCAGTTTCAGTTGCTTGTAATAGGTAATTGAATACCTTTTGTGCATTGTGATTTTCTATATATTCCAACGGAATTCTACGTTTTCCAATTGGAGTTTCTACATATCCAAGTGTCAGTACTTCCTTGTACATGGTTTGAATGTATTCATCAACCTTTGCGAAAAATGGAATCCTCTTATCTATAATTGAAACCCCACCATATATAATTTGAAATGTTCTACTCTTTGATTCATCATAATCACACCCATACATATCTGCTAACCATTGGTGAGCGGACGTTTTGGGCAATTCATAATTGATCATCTTTCCAATAATCCTAACGTGATATGCATCATAATCCAATTGTAAGAATATCTTATTCTCTCTCGGTATGATTATTTCTCGTGTACCATCGTTTTTATTCAAAGCACCATAATTCACCCCCCCATGACGGTTGGATGGTCTTGATGTAACTGTGTATGGGTTGTACTCTGTGAAAACTATATCATCTTTTAGTTGTTTTTCGGCAGAAGGCCACTTATCAATAAATTTTTTCTGGACGACCCGAAGTCCGATTTGTTCTACTCTCGATAATGTGGGTATCAACCTATCATCAACCCAACTGTCTGTAAAGTCTATCTCATGTGTATCAACATATTGGTCTGTAACCCCTTGTAGAACACTACCCCACCTCATTATAGAGATACTATTACCTAAATCAACACGTAATCCCAATTTACTATAAAAGTTCGTTAAACCCTCTGTAAATGATTCAAGTAATGGTAATGAATTGTTTTTTGTAAAATAATCTAACTGGAAATCATACATCTTCTGAATTTTTAGATTCATCTGCATAAGTCCCTTTTTATTGTAAACTTTCTTATTCTGGGTTGAACTACTTAAATCAATTTCAAGGTGTTCGCAATCATTATGCTTAAATGGCAATATCCAATCCATTTTATATGAACCCTGATCCGTTTCATCATCACGAAATCGAATATATAAAAATGAAAGTTCGTTATTTAATGGGTGCTTTTCCAAATCAACCCATATTGGAAAAATGATACAGGATTCGGTATTCCAATAATTAAGGAATATTTCTTTTTGTTCGTAGGTTTCCACTATCTGCATACTAAAATCCCCAATTTTTAGTTTTTAATTCAATATCAGTTGCCAACCGGATATGTTCCAATTTTAATGAATATGCATCTTGTAGACTACGCTCACCTCTCTTATATACCACACATCCATAATCAGTATAATAACCAAATTCATAAAGGGATTCATATGGAGCGGATGTTAATGCATTATATCCTTGTTTTACTACTATAACGTCATTACGAACAAGTGTATATCGTACAAGGTTTGGTTCACTTTCTAAATACTCTACATATTCGTTTAATGCCTTTGCATACCCACGGAAATTTGTTGAAGTTTCATATTCTCCAAATGATCCAAAGGATTTGATTACAAAATCGGTTTTTGTTGGTCGTTTCATTATTTTATATTTACTGTGATATTATTTTAATCACTTTGGTTAGACATTTATCTAATTTACTTTGAATTCTCCTTTCAGCCGATTCTAAAGTATCATGATACCCAGTAATTTCACCATCAATATTATCTGGATTATACCAAAATCCAAATATCGACTTTCGCTCAATTTTAAATTGCTTCTTACTATATTGGTAATTACATTCCTTGATTCTATATGTTTTCATTATTTTAAATTGTTTCTAATACGAAGGGTGCAACCACACCCGCGTTAAATTTTTCGGCTGCTTCAAGTGCTCTAATAATTCGATCTTTTGTCAAGAAAGTTGATGAATTTCTACTTGGACAAGTATCATATAATGATCCCTTTGCATAATCTTCACCACTACCAATTGCTTCAAATTCATCCACAGATTCTCCCACCTGGAAATCTTCACATATTTTAAATAATCTACCACGTACACCTACCAAGAATGTACCGCCACGCTCATCACCCTTTGTTACCGTTTGTAAGTATCCGCCCTTTTTAAATGTTTTTCGGACAGAATTTATAAAATCAGTACACATGTATTCATATACATCTTTTGATCCTATATCTGGAAGTTTAAGGGAAAATCGTAAAAGTTGCAACATTCTAAAACTTGATGTACACCCGATTACAAATTCACCAACTTTAAATATCTTTGGGTCTTTTCTTATAACCACATCCAAACCACTAACACCAGCCGAATCAGCACCCAATGTGACACTATTATTGGAAATCATACCTACTATACACGTCATATTTTTTGATTGTTTTATATTTTTACAAATATACGAAATTTAATTAGATTAACCTAATCGTTTTAAGTTTTAATTTATTAAATTAAAATCACAACTATTTCGATAACAATAATTCTAATTCTTTATTTAATTCAATTAATTTTCCATAATCAATAACATCATCAAAAAACAGTATAGTATGGATTGCTCTACCAATTCTCTTTAATTCCGAATCAAGTATCAATTTACTGACGGTTGGATTGCGGGGTACAAGAATATCCAACTTGTTAATTTTTAATTTAAGCTCATCCATCTTCCCCTTTCCGAATAATCGAAGTTTCCAAAAACAATCAATCCCGTATTTTCTATAAAGGTCTACCACATCCGTTGTAGTATAAAATTTATTTTCATTTAAACAATGTGCTAATTTATCCGATAACCCCGCTTCAATTAAAGTCATAATTTATATTTTAAGGTTTAACTCTCTCTCTCTCACTACATAGTAAATGTACGGAATAAATTTTGATTATACAAATATCGTTGGATTTATTTTTTTCATTCTTCCTCTAATCGTTTTCCGTTTGCGCATATCTTCATAATATCCACATGCTGATACATCTGTGCGTTTGCGAATAATAATATACTTTCTTCTATTTCAGATATAGTTGCCTCACCTACCCATTCTGCAAATTCATCGTATGACATACCATTTACAGTATTGTGTGGGTCAAATAAAGTATTATCAAAAATGTCGGTGGGTTCTTCTAATTTTTTCATATAGTTAATATACCAAAAAAAAGTGGGAAATCCTAATGAGTCCCCACCTTTTTAGATGTATTAAATAAGTTTTACTGATTTGGGGAGGTTTTTTTTAAACTCTCTCTAAAACCCCAACATATTCAACATAAGAATTGTTAATGGGATGTTGATTTGAATACCTCATACCATCCTTAAATCCATTTTTTAGACCATATTCTTTCTCAATGTAATTAACGATATTTCCACTTGCGGATTTCAATAATTTACTGAAAGTTTTACTTATTAAGGTTGGTGTAATTTTTACTCTCTCACCACTAACATCAATTGATTTTTTGGAATTCATACAGTTATCATCATCAATCAACACATCCCTTTTTAATCTAACTTCCTCATCCAAACCTTCAAATACCAAACTCACTACTGGTAATTCGTTTAAAATCAATTTTTCAAATGAAGTAATTGTATGAATGTGTGGATTATTTAAATGGAATTTAGCCAATTGAATATGTCCTTTCAAGTAAGAATCTGGTGTGGAAACTACACCAATACCATAATGAACTAATCCGTTGTTGAAATGTGTTTTGAATAACTTTTTCATAATTTAATCGTTTTAAGTATTTAACTCCCTTTTTATTACATAGTAAATGTACGTAATGAAATTGAACTAAACAAGTATTAACGATTAAATTGTGTTAAATTTGGTAAATAAAATTTTAAATTGGGTATCATATCCGATGCCAATTTTATGGAAATTTTGTTAGATTCCCTAACTCCCCTATCCTTTATTTTACCGTTGGTGTCATATACTGGATCTTTAGGACCTGATATCCTCCACCGTAAATTGGTAGTAGCATACATAGCCGAACCTTTTAATTTATTTTGCTCGGATTCCGATATTTCGGATATGGGATTGGATATATCATTTGCCTTTTGAGCAAAATATCTAACGATATACCCACGATTGTAATCAGTTTCTTTTAATTTTGGAATAACTATACGTGGTGCTATATTCAAGTTTTTAGAATTGAAATTGGTAAGTTCGTTATATCGTTGTTTTGAATCTGTCATAATATTACATATTTCTCATTCTAGCGGTTACTGATGTCAGCCACATACCTGATGACAATGAATGTGATGTGGTGAATATTTGAAATATCCCATTTTTAAATTGACCTGGAATATCCTGTATTTGGAATAAATCACCTACTTTTAAACCGGATACTCCTAATATATCAAATGAAAATTCAATACCCAATATTGCTGGGTTTGTTACTGTACGTGTTCCCTCGGATTTACTGGTTTCTGTTTTTGCTAATTTCTTTGCGTATTGTTCCACATATTTTAAAAATGCAGTATCTTTCCACGCAACTACCATTAACACACTTGATACATCAATATCTTCTAAATTGGCTTTCCGTCTATCTTGTATTGTTGGTACAATTGTAGCCAATTTTAAAAATAATGTTAAGTTTTGTTCTCGTATTTCATCTGTTGATGTGGTTTGGGTATTTGCGGGATTGGGTGACGCTTTTATGTTGGTGTACCACGGACCGTAAACGCCGGTGGTTTCTCCGGTATTGGGTTTAATAGTATTAAGAATTACCATTACTGGATCTGGTTCGTTACTAAAAAATCGTTGGTAACTTTTATCTTCTAATGTGACACCATCTGTTTGATGTTCAAATGAAAGTCCCGCCACGCTCCGTTTTCCTAAAATTGAATTACGCATAACCGCAGGTATATTCATATCCAAATTACTCGTTATAAATGGAGTATTAGTTCCTTTAGTACTAAACAAGGGTATTTTAAAATTACCACCTATTGAAGTTTCCCCATCTTTTGATTGTATATTAACCTTACCCATAAATGTAGTATCAACCACACCCATATGAATTGTTCTGTTTTCATCATCTGTACTTTGTTCCAATAATTCAAACTCCCAATGTGAGTTAACTGCCATTGAGATTCCATTTAATAAATCATAGTAAATATCTTTAGCTACATAATTTGGCCTTGTTATAATATCAAGAAACCAATCAAAATTAATATATAAATTTCTTAAATATCCAAAGGTTTCGGCATCTGCTTGTTTTGGTGCAGTACCAAGTTCAGGATATGTTCTTATTTTAATGTCTCCTGTTCCAGGTCCAATTGGAATTGTGGATGGAAATGCGTATTTAGGTTTATCTGATTTTGGCCATGGACACTGGTCAATAATTTTAAAGGAAACCCCATCAGATTTCCCTACGAATTCAGCAGGTGTTTGTTGAGTAGTCTTAATTACTCGGTCTATGTTAAATGACGGGTGCTTTGTATTTGGTATAAATACCTTTGAACCATCAGTTGAGAACATATATGGATGTGCTCTTAATAGTGTATCATTTGTATTTATTATAAAACTATATTGACCCTTTGTATTATTTTTATCTGGCTCCAAATCCACAATATATGAATTTAAAATTTTAAATGCAAGTTCTGCCCTAATATATCCTGATGTTGATATAATTTCCAATCCTTTTGGGATCTTTACATTTTGTTCTTTGATAGGTAATGCACCATCCTCTATTTTTTTAGATAATATTTCTGGAACAAGTGAATCCATATTAACATAGTTGTATTGTTCAGTCCAGGGGTTACCATTTACATCACCAACGGTATCTGTTAGTAAACGCTTCACCGATTCGGTTTGCTTTTCTGGTGGTAACTTATTCACCATTTGCATAAATAACGATTTACCGATATCACTTTCAGCAGAAATGGCATCTAAATCGTAAATCAAGCCGGTTTTGGATTCCTCTTTATGTTCCTCTGGATTGGTAAAATTACCTGCCTTTTGAATCTGTAAATATAATGGAATTTCGCCAATGGTAGTTAATTCAACATCCATCACATATGTATCATTATCACCGTTAGAAAATCCGCCGCCAGTAATATATCCCATAAATCCATCATACGTTCCCTTTGATAGATTTCTTTTTTCAAAAATATGTTTATATTTATTATAATCTGCTATTGCCTGGGCACCTCCATCTTTTAGATTTGCACGATGTTCTACAGAATCCCTTATATTCCAACCCCATTCAACCAATACAGTATATCCAGGTTCGTAGAAATATTTAGCAAGTTCATCGGCTTGTGCTAATGTGAAACAGGTTATTTGAAATTTAGATTTTCTGGATAATCCCTGATTACCATTTTCTACGGACAATGACTCAATAACCGGTGATGGTCTAAAACTCCTATCTGTTCCTGGTGCGTAAACTTCAACACCTTTGAAATTTCTACCGATTTTTCCAGATTCTCCACTTTGTCCATATTCCGTTTTAAATGTGTTGGATGAATTTGTACTTTCCAATACCATTCCGTCTTTTACGGCAGACGCTACTCGAATCCAAGGAATTAAATTACTAACATTTACATTATTTGTACCTGTTCGTGAGCGTATAGTTTTTTCAATTTCAGTATCTATTACTCCAAGTGATGTATATAATTGCATACATTTATAATTTAAAATTATTTAATATATTGGCAGAATCTTTGGGCATTCTTAAAATTGTACCATCATCCAATGCGAATACGGCATCATGTATATTATTAGCAGATGCGATTATCCACCATAATGATTGATCTCCATAAAATTGATATGCAAGTGCATCTAACCTATCACCGGTTTGGGTTACAACATACTCATCATCATTTTTTAACGGTATATTCGGATATATTTTTGATTTATATACATGTCTCCCATTATCTAATTTTTTAATACTATTATTATCGTATCTACTTGCCATAATTTATGTTGTTTTATGCTGGTTGAGTTTTTGAATCTCCTGAATATGTTGATTCTGGTTTTTTACGAACTCCATATAATCCATTTGTTAATACATCTGGCTGTTCAATGAATGTAATAGATAGACTTATATCAATGAATTTTGGCTTTATACTTCCCTTTTCCAATTCCCAAGTTCCGTTATCTGGAAAGGTGTAACTTAAACTATCTATAATACCAACTTTATTAACATACACATCACCAATTCTAAATTCAATTATTGGTGGTTTTACAATTTCTGTTCCATTTACCGTTTCAAATCTCGGATAGGAATATTGTGTTAATTGCTCTACTCGTGCCCAATTTTTATCCAATTCAGCTTTACTCATACAATATATTTGTAATGAAAATACAACTAAACGGGCAATTGTGCTATATGTGCGGAATGAAAATGGATTACCAAAGAAGTTAGACTCATTCCAAGATGGCGTAACCGTTTCTGAAATTCCAGTCAACAATGTTCTAAAGTGAGTTTTACCACTACTACCAACAAATCCAATCCAAAAAGGAACTAAATCCATACCTTCGTATTTTTCAGTATCAGCGTTTGGGATTATAGCATCTGTTAAGTTTAATGAATCTGAAAACTCACCGGTTTCTGGATCTTTATAACCGATTCCGTATGTTAAACTGTCTATTGCTTTACTATCATGTTTTTCAATATCACCAAATTCGCCTGTGTATTTATCAACTGGTGAGTATTTTGAAAGTTCCTCCCCTGCTGCCGCATCTGGAGATTGTTTATCTCTAATAGATGTACCCAACTTGGAATTCCATAAATTACTCTTTCTGTCAACTCCATATATTGGTGAAAAATCAGACAAATCAATCTGCTTTACATGATTATGTCTAACATGAGTAAATGCATTAAAATCTTCTTTTGTTTCTATGGGATCGGTGATACCCATATTACGTGCCTCATCTTCGTATGTATTTTCGGAATTGTATATATGCCCATTAAATCCATTAAGGTTGCCATCTGCTTCACCAAGGGCGATTTTTTTACCAAAAAGTGTATCTCTTAATACATCTTTGGCGAAGTTAAGACCACCACCGATACCTTGTGTTATTATGGTTTTTGGTTTTCCACCGGATTCTTTTAGTATTTTACCAAGTTCAGTACCGTTTTTTAAATCCAGTACTTGTTGAGCCGTTAAACCCTCTTCCATTTTTGCAGCAACTCGTGTTGGAATCAATGGAACTGGAATACCTAATGTAGTATTTACCGTGTCTCGTATACCTGATAATGATACAACTTTACCACCTGTTAATTTATTTAAACCTTTATCTATTAAGCCACCTGAGCTAAGTTCCCCACCTGTAGCAGATTTCATACTATCAAGTGTTGGTGTAGTCCGTAATGCAATACGAGTTGCCTCGTTACCATAAATCAATGGATTGTTTATATCCACCAAACTTTTGATACGGATTCCAGTTGTTTCTTCTTCTAAAAAGGTTTCTGTTTCCTGTTTAACCGAAGTATCAAACTCTGATTTTGTGAATAAATCTCTTAATGTTCTTGCCATAATTACGCCACTCCTAATCCAAATATATTACCATTTGATTTTTCTCTTTGTTTCATTATTGAATTGGTAACTTTTTCTTTATCTAAAAAGACATCTTTGCCACCACGTATTGCTGCTATCATTTCATCCATTTTTGATATAAGTTCACTATTATCAACTGCATAATTGTTCACAGGGGCTGTACCATTCAATAGTGTTTCAGGTGTTTGTGTTGCTATTAAAGTATCTTTAGGATTAGTTGATATAATTTTACCATTCTGAACAATACCATCATGAATACTACCTGCCGTTGATTTACCTGCTCCACCTGGGGACATTTCATTTTTTACTGTCTGGGTTATACTACCCCCACCAGCTAACCAATTCATTATCCAGTCAGGAACAATATCTTTAAATTGATTTCCAATCCAAATGAACACATCACCAAATATATCACGGACCGTTTCAATTAATGCGGTAAATGGTGATATCAAAATCTCCAATAGCCCGTCAAAGAATGAAGTAATGCCTCCAAATATATTTTCAAATCCCGTATTTAATAATTTCATATCACCTGTGGCAATTCCCTGTATGACCTGACCAATGCCTTTAAATACATTAAATATACCAACTACGGAAGTTACAATCCCATCTATAATATCCAACACCATGTGAATTCCCCATAAAAGAGGTCCTATAAAATATGCTGCTATCAATTTTAAAGCGGTCATAAATATCATTGTAGATTTTCCACCAAATAAATCATCAAATGGTTCTAATAATCGTTTAAATGAATTACCAATTTGTGTAATAAGTGGTGTAAAAATCGCCATCACCGTTTTGATAACTGGAATAAGAACATTGATAAGTAACTCTCCAAGTGGCATAAATGCATCCATAAGAGTAGAACCTACACTTTTTAATGAATTCATCATAGTTTCCATTCTAGTCTGTCTATCTTGGTCCAATCTATTTTGAGCTGTCTGAATCTCTAAATCGTGTTTAGATATTTTAGATATATCTTCACCTGCATCGAATAATGCCAATGCTGTTGCTAGATTTTCCTTACCAAGTGAACCAAAACGTTTTCTAACTTCAATTTGCTTATTCAAATCTTCAAATTCCATTCCACTAGCTTTTGCTAATGCTTTTTGTTGGAATATATCTAATTTGGTTATATCGGTTTTAGCTTGGATTTCATCTAAAATTGATTTTTGCATATCAAGTAAATTACCACTATATGCAAGAGTCCGTGCTTGTTGGAAATTGAAATTAGTTCCCATCATCGCACCAGCCTCTAATTCATCGGTGATACTACCTTCAAAATCTAATAGAGTTTCAGCTGTTTTTGCCAAATCTCCTATATTAGTACCCAACCTTCTAGCTTCAACTGCGGCTTTTGCTAATTCCTTTACGTTCCCCTTGAAGAACGTATATGCTATTCCTGAATTAGTTGCGATATCCTCTATCACCTTATCTGGTGCGACGTTAGATTGTTTTGCAAGTTCAACCGTTTGTCCTATTAAATGCTGTGATTGTTCCGCAGTAAGTTCACCAATGTTTTGAAAAACTCTATTTAATTTTGATGCAGTTTCAGTACTTACACCGAAGTTTTTATTCAATACTACCATTGAATTTAATACTTCTTTGGATATTGCCTGCGTTCCCTCAAATGCATTACTATAATCTGAAACTGCACTTGATACATCTTCAAATGATGCCCCAAGTCCTGCTGTATTTGCATGAACGGTACTAATCATATCACCCACGCCATGTAATTGAGAATGTAATAATCCAGTGCTCCCCTCTACACGATGAACGGCATCATCTATTTGAGTCATTCTAATTACACCCATAGCTAAAACTGCCACAACTGCCGCTATTGCTGCGATTGCTATCCCAACTGGTCCCATTGCTACTGTCCAAAATGTCGCAGCAGATGCGGTCATTGATGCAAAACCAGCCTTCGTACTTGTTGCGAATGCTTTCATTGTACCACCACCCGTTAATGCTGCCTGGGAAAATGATTTTGTAAATCCAACTGTGAATTGTTGGGACATTTCGGTTAATCCTGATTTTAACTTGTTAACAGGTCCGTTTAGAATAGAAGTAAAAATATCACCCAGTACTGGAACACTACCTACTTTAGACAAAAACTCATCAAGTATCCCATTCATGCTATTACCCAAATCACTGGCGATAGTATCAACTTGGGAAATTACAGCACCTCTGTCTTTTTCAAGTTTTAAAATATCAGTTATGACACTTAATTCTTCTTTTTTAGATGATATAAGTTTTTTATTCATACCCCAATATCTATTAGAGACATTCGCTTTAACCTTATCTACTTTTAAAATAGCCTCATTGATATCTTCGTATTTTGTTATACTTGATAGAATGGATTTTAATTTTATATTTTGCGCAAGTTGTCCTTTAGAGATCTTGGATTGTGTCTTTTCTGTGCCATCAAGTAGTCTTTTAATACCTGCAACCATAGATTGACTTACTTTCAGTACATCTTGGTATTCTGATTCAACTTCCGCTTTTGATTTTTTTGCCATTTTACTTTATCCCTAAATATTGCTTTAGTTCATCTGGAATAACCATACCGTTATTTTCTGCCTTTGCTATTGATTTATTTAACCTTGCCATAGATGCATCGGTTTTGTTAATAGCCTGCATTAAATCGGAACTAGATGCAAGTTTTGATTTCAACAACCGTTTAAATAAATTAGCAACAATCCCTTCCTTGACTATTTTATGCTTTTGAACTACCTCTTTTAAAGCCCTTCTATGTGATTCATCTATTTTCATAATTCCTCGTATTTATACCTATAAATATAGAGTAAAAAAAAAGTGAAGAAAATCATTTCCTCACTTTTGTTTTTGGTGTTGGTGGTTTTGTACCACTACCGTTTTCTTTTTTCTCTGCCTTTTTATATTCAATCAATTTATTATAATGGAATCTTCGTATGTGGATTGGCATTGCATAGATTTCACTAAACCCATAACCATTTCCATAATAACACATTTCAGATATTTGACCATGTACAATCGTTGAATAGTTACTCGGCAGGCCAAAAAAACCCCACGCCCATTGGAATGGGCTTTACCTCAACTATTCCATTTGATGGATTTTCATATTCATACTCCATTATAACATCTGGTTGTATCTCCTTTAGATGTTTTCTAAATGCCTTTGTATCTAATGTTCTGAATTGGTTTTGTATAAAACTCGTTATTGAACCTACATCATCTTTACCATCTACAGATAGTATCATATGACGATATCGTGTAGTTAATTCTGGAGAAGTACCATTCTTATTAAGTCGGGTTAATGCTTTCACATCTGCATCTATACGCATTTCATCACCGTGAGTTAATAATTTAAATACAATGGTATTCTTACCTGTTGGTGTTACAAAGGTATATTTGTTATCAGATGATATTTTAGTCATATCAACTTCTTTAATTTGAACTTTTGTCAAATCAACTGTTATTTTTTCCTTTTCACCGAGTTCATTTTCAATTTCAATTGCGTATTCAGATCCATAACCCAATACACGAGTTGCCAACATAATTGCGTTTTTATCACCAAGTATGATATCATCTATATTTATTTTAGGGTCAACCACAATGGACTCAAATAGCTTATCAAGTACCACCCCCCTTCTAATAAGATTCTGCGAAGTAAGAATTTCTTCCTCCTTTGCAGTCATGTATTTAATTTCAATTGTTCCCGAAGATAATGGATTATCATCAGGGTAGCATTTTCCGCCTGATGGTAACGTTATTATTTCCGTTGGGAAATCTAGTTCTGCCATATTGTAAAATTTTAGTTACTATTGTGTATATAAATATATAAAAAATAAAAAAGACATAAAAAAGAGGATCCGTTAGAATCCTCTTACCTAAGGCTAATTTGCCGTAGTACTAAGGTAGCACTTAGTCGGTGTCTGCAACTATACTTCAATAAGTACAATTACAAATATGTATATTTTTTTATAATTAAAACTCTAGCACAGCGAAATCATAAGAAAGTGTCAAACTGATTTCTACTACATCTGCCCCAGCTGACCAGTCAACCTCACCAAAATCGGTTGAGTTGATAAATGCACCTTTTAATTTCCATTGTTCAATTTTATCACCAATAGGACCTGTAAGATAAATATCTATATCTTTTTTATACATTCCTGCATATCCATCTCTACCGGTTAATGATTCGTGTGATAATCTAACCCACTCCATTACAGCTTGTGCACCACTTGGAACGATTGGATCATATAATGTAATTGTTACATCTTGCCACTCACCTTTACCTTTTAATTTACGTTTAAGATTCATGTGGTCTAAAGTAACCACCTCAAATGTTATATTTGGTCTACCGGCTGTTTTCACCATATATGATGGGATACCATCAATTTCCATGATGAAATTATTTTTCATCTTAGGATCGAAGTTCGTGTAGAACATGTCATTGTACTCTAGCACCTCTGCCATAATAATTTTCCTTTTTAATTAATTATTGTTATATCTATAAATATAAACAAATATTTTTTTGATTAATTTTCAAGTTTCCATATAAATCCTGCTGCTGTTTTATTTATCCTGGATGGATTACAGACTGCTGAAATTGAACTGATACTAATTTTATTATCAAGTGCCGCTTCGTTTATACTACTATAAATATGTAAAAGATTTTTTTTCGTATCAAATTGTATTTGACACAAAAAAACCACCCTAGTAGAGTGGTTTTAATAAATTTATTTTGTATATTTACTTATCCAGTAAACGCTGCCCCTGTTGGCATTATTGAAAAATCTAAAATAATAAATTCAGCAGTTTTGGTTGGTTGTAAAAATATTTGACCAGCCATTATGTTTCTATCAATTACATCAGGTGTGTTATTGGTTTCATCCATTACTACTTTAAATGTATACAAACCTTGTCTTTGTTGTATGCCTTCTAAATATGGATTAACTGTATTCGTGAACTTATTACGAGTTGTTGCTGTATTTTGTTCAAAAATTAAGTACCTTGATGTTGATGCGATGAATTTTTTAACTTTAATAAGTAATCTTCTAACATTTATTCTATCTAATGCCGATGGTTGCTCTTGTAAAGTTTTTTGTCCAAATGCCACGATACCTTCTCCTGGGAAAGTTGCAATTGGATTTATTTTTCCCTCATACAACGTATCACGTTCTGCGTGTGTTAATCTGTTAAGAACACTAACTGCCCCTACAATTCCACCACGATTTAAACCGGCTGGCGCCCACCATTCTGCTGCGATTGCATCATTTGATGCGTAAATTGCTGGCATCAATACTGATGGTGGTACTGATGTAAGTTTATTTGTGTTTGCATCAATTACCTTTACCCAAGGATAATAGGTTGCTGCATAATTTGAATCAACTGCTGCACCTTGTTCAACTGCCAAATCAATACTATCATTTATAGCAGTAACATCACCGATGAAGAATGCATCTTCTCGTGATTCAACCATTTCCACGATTGTATCAAATACTGCTGGGTGTAATCTTCTAATTATACCTGGTGCTGCAACTAAATTGATATCATAATCATCTGGGTTAGATATTGCGTTTATAGCTTGTTTATATGCTACTGAACCACTTGAAGTTGATGATGATAAATCAAATCCTTGTGATGTGCCAGCTTCCATAGCTACTCCTTTATCAATTGAAACTGTTGGTGAAACACCATCAAATCCACCTTGAAATGCTACTATGAATTGTCGTTTGTTTACATCAGCAGAAGTTTCAGCTTCGCTTGGTGTATCTAAACTCAATATAGTATCCAAATTGAATGAAGTATTTGATCCAGTTTCTGCTCCGTTTGGAATTGGTGATAAATAGTTGTTATTATCAATTTTAATAACATTTGTCTCTAAATCAATACCACTAAATTTAGTTCTTGTTGATAAGGTATTTGATGCTGAACCTGTTGTGAATATCACTGCTGGTACAATTGCTTCATCACCACCAACAAAAATCGGATTGGTATATGCCCCATGTGCGTATGGTACTGCTGTATCAGAAAAACCAACTGCCACTTCTACTCTTACATATTTAGAACGACTTGGGTAATCACCTACTTCTGAAATTTTTCCAGATGCATCAATTGTAGTATTTATATCACCAACAATTTTTGGTAGATAATTTGGTGATGTTGGATTTAAGTTTACATTGTTAAATGTTTCTTTTACCGTTTTTCTTTTATCAGTATCATCATAATCTCTTAATGTAATTGAGAATGATGGAAAGTCTGAATAGATGTTAAATTTGATATTAGAAATACCAACTTTGTATTCTTTATTATACACATTACCAAATCCTAAACTGTGAAATCTGAATAATGGTTGTCTTTCACCACTAATAAGTTGTGATTGAATCCACGGTGTTGATGCAATTGTGCTATCATATGCGAAATCTTGTGTTTCCAGTTCAACTAATTCTACTGAACCACCAGCACTAATAATAGTATCGGTTGTTGCAGCATTTTCAAAATAGTTGTATGCATAAACTGATTTGTTTCCAGTTACACCACTTCCAAATACATCTACGATATCGTTTCCTGCGGTCGGAAGTACTGATGCTGATATTGCGGTCGATCCTGTTACTTCAATTGAGAATACACTTGCCGATGCAACTGATTCTATTGTTGATGTTGAGAACCCTACGGATTCATTTGCGGTTGTAGTTGATAATAGTGATGATATCAATTTAACTCCACTAGAACCACTTACTGTGATCCCTAATGGTGTTTCATGTTTATAACCACCAACATGTCCTACTTTTACGATAGTTACTGTTCCAGCTTCTCGTAAGTAGTTTTGTACGGTATATCCTGAATAATATGTTCCATCGGGTGTACCGAAGATTTCTTCAAATTCCGATTGCGTATTTACAACAATTGGTAAGAACGCTGGTCCTTTTTTGAATGGTCCGATTACTACCGCCCCAATATTTCCAATCCCTTGTGCTAAAAATGATACTTCATTTTCCTTTGTAAATACACCAGGTGATACAATCTTTTCTGCCATTTTATTTACTCCTAATTAATTATGTTTTCGTGTAAAATTACACATATAAATATAAAATAGTTTTCATAAACTACTTTTTTTCTGTTTTAATACAAATTGTGTGAAAATTATAATTAACTTTCTTCGGTTGGAGTAAAGATTCCGGTTTCAGGATCAAAATTACCATTACCGTATTTTTCATTCAACTCTTTGTATAGAGTTTGTTCTGTCTCTACAAGTTCAGCGTGTTTTTTTAATAGTGACTCCTTATTAGTTTCAATATCATTGGTTGCTTTACCATACTCAGTTGCGAGTCTTAATTTTTCAATTGAAACTTGTCCTAATTGAGTGAATACTCCTGATACGGCGATTCTCAAATCGTTAATTCTTTGGATTTCTACTTCTGAAAATCTAATTTCACCCTTTGTAACTGTGCTTTTTGTGCTTTTTGTCATTCTGATATGTATTTGATTATTAAGTTGTTGTGTATATAAATATATAAAAATTTCCCAAACGTAAATTTAGTTTTAAATTTTATTATCCTTTACTACTTTCTGTACATTTACTTCAAAGGTTCTTAATACCTCATTTGTTTTAGTTAGTTTCATTATTTATTTCGCATTTATGACCTGTCCTAGCACCACAATTAATACATCTATTTGAATCATCAGAAGTTATT